TAATAGGACCAATGTGAACAATAGTATTACCTGATCCAGCAGCAACAGCATAAATTAATGCTGTTGTATTGTTAGGTGCTGTTCCTGTAGAGAATGTTTCACCTACAGCAAATGTACCTGATGTAGATTCAACAGTTACAGGTATTATAGTCCTTGCAAATACATCTACCTCAGTAAATGCAGGAATATAGAATGATTCAAACTTAAATGTACCTTCACCATCACTTGTAGTAATAGTAGCACCTGGTGTCAATCCAGCAGATGACGGAAGAGGTGTGTTAAGAGTATATCTGTAATTAGTAACTATATCTCCTGTATGCAACTTATAAGTTGAAGCACCTAGAGTTAGTTTTTGATCGTAATTTTTGAGGGCAACGTCAAAACTTGTATTACTACCACCTTGGGCAGTAACATTTAGCACCGTACTAGCCGAGGCATCAATAGGTGCTTTGTAGAGCAGAGTATTCGTTGCTGCTCCAGGTTTTGCTTTTGCCAGTATGCCTTGTTTAGCCATTGTTTATTAGAATCCAGCGTAAAAGAATTGTTGTTGTCTGGTTTGACCAGTCAAGTTGTTAGCACCGATACCAGCACCGAATGTAACATCATCAAGGGTAACGTTCTCTGTAGATAACAAAGTAGCGTTAGCGTCAGGGAACTTAATTGTTCTAGGACCTGTGATACCCTCAGCAGATAGTATAACTTGTCCCTCAGTATTTCCTGTGAACTTAATTATAGGTGAAACAAGTGATTTGTTAGTTAAATCTTGCGTAGCAAGTTCAGTAACTAATACGTTGATAGCACCAGAGTTATTTAGGACATTAGTAGCAGGGAACCCAACGTTTTCATTCGATTGTGTATTCTGATTAGCAGTCGTAAAAGTAATCTTCTTAGTAACATCCGTAGAATCACCAAGAGTCAATGCTTTAATAGTTTTGTTAGCTAATATCTGTGTAGCGTCTTCACCAACTAAAGTTATATTTTGATCAGGAACTGTAATAGTTCTGTTTGCCGTTAGATTAGCAGTATTAAATTGTGACCAGTTAGTAGCAGTCTCTGCGTCCTTTGCTAATTTTAAATTAACAAAAGTCTTAGACAATGCAATCTGTTCTGCCTTTGTATCTAATAGTGTGGATGCAGTAGCAGTTGGTTCAGAAGTAGTTGTAACTGTACCAGCATCAGGCAAGAAGTAAGAACGTCTTGTACCAGAGGTTATTGCCCAGTTAATTTGAAAAATTGCTTCTTCAGTACCATCAACAAGAACTAGATTATCCTCATCAATAAGAATAGTTTTATTAGTTAATGTTTGTTGTGTGTCAGCACCAACTAAAGTTGTACCATTACCAGAAGTAATAGCAGGTAGTGTCATGATTCTGGTATTAGTACCAGTACCAACATTACTTACTTCAAATCGTGCTTTTGGACCTTGAGCATCTTCTAAAACAAATGATCCATCATCTATTAAGAACTGACCTGTTACTTTAACAGCACCAGTACCTTTAGGTGATAGAACAATATCAGTATTAGAAACAACATCATCAACAGCAGTAATATACAATGATGTACTTGTACCACTATTAGTAATACGACTCATATACAAACCACCATCACCAAATGCTATTCCTATTTGGTCATATGCTGTTTGATATAGTCCACTATCCCTATCTAAATCAAAGGCTAGTCCAGGAGACGCTTTGGTTCCCTGAGCTAGACCTTTAAATAACTGATTTACTTTTGCTTTTCTATTCGGTATTAGAGGATCAGATACGACAACTGGAAGAATTGCTTCTCCTGATAAGTTGGAGTCTGAGATTGTCTCTAACTGTGAAATCTTTTTAGTTGCCACTTCAATTAATCACACTTTTGGTTACACGTCTATTTATAATGCTTCTTCGCTATTATTACCAAGTACCATATTGTATAAATCTACTGCTTCTTCTAAGCATATAGTATGGTACTTAATCTGTTCTTCAATCTCTGTAAGTAATGCTTCATGAGCAGAACCTGCACCATCTTGTAAATACTCTGCCAATACTTCTGACAAAATAATCTTTCTGTTATCTCCCACTCTTGTTGGGAAATCAATTACGTTGCTCATCTTTGTCCTCCCTAATGTCTTGGTGTAATTTTTCTATTGCTTTACGCACTTCTGGAGTTTCATCCCATTCCCAAGTCGATTCACGACCTTTCTTATCAACTGTAGTAAAAGATTTTTTGGTCATTTTAAAAAATTAGTATTTAAGAGGATACGATTACGAGTCTTGCAAGGAGAATGCCCAGTATGTACCAAATCACCATCAAAGAATATAAGTCTATTCTTCTTTGGTTCAATAGTCTCCTTAATTGTAAGGGGACCATCTCTATTGGTCTCATTATATATGATAGTCTCTCCATCACTATCATTCATGTAAAGAATGAAAGTATGGTGAGGAAAATTTTGATCTGTATGGGGAGTATGAAGTACGTTTTGTGGTGCTCTAACTGTCATATCTAATCTGGATCTCATTAATGAACCTTTCATAAGGTTAAATTGAGTTTCGATTTTCATTATGGCAGGTAACCATACGTCTCCTTCAGTATCTTGGAAAGTGATACCTGCTTTGGCATCAAATATTAGATGGGAAAACCCAAATTTCCATCCCTCATCATAATCACCAGGCGTAGGAATTGAAACATTATGATGATACTTCCAAGGAAGACCAGGACCATCTACTGCTTCCAGCAAATAGTCAATATAATAATCATCTAGGAAGTTGTCATGTATTTCAACCATTTCTTTTTAAATGCTTGTAGACGTTTCTTGGCTTGCCGAAGTTGCTGAGGTTTTAAGTGCCTCTTCTGCTCCTTTTTGCTGTGATGTTGCCAATTTGGAATGGTCATTGGTAATGAATTCCTTACGAAACTCCTCTACTTGATTTAAAACTTCATTATCTACAGGGGGACCACTTTGAATCACAGGTGTTAGCAAAGCAGTTGCACCATCTTTACGTCTAATTCTCCATACTGTCCGATTACGTTCAGTCATTGTTAGAAGGAAGGGTAGGTTCGCTACTGCTTCCTCTTCTGAAATATCCTGAATATCGGTCATGTATTTGCAAAGCAATAGGTTACTTGGTCGGAGTCAACAAGTTCAGAAATAGTAGCGACAGTCTCTGAGAAACCCTCAGATCCTTCGTTATCCCACTTCCATTCAACGACTTCCTCATAACCCTCTTCGTCAACGAGCTTTATAGATCGTTTAGAGAGATTAATAAAGATGTGTTCCACGGTATCAGACATATGAAATCCTTACCCTAATATCATACAGTATATATGGTTGGGTGTCAAGTCTATGTGACAGACCCTGAACTGCCTAGTGCATCGTAGGTATATGTTCCACTAATCTCATACTTATCAGGGATAATCGATTTATATGCTGACTTCTCATTGGTAAGAGAAATATAATAGTCTTTTATATTACTTGGATTAATAATGGTTTGATAACCACCATTTACTACAGTTCTCATACCAGTTACAGTCTTAACACTTGCTTGCTTCTCTGTATTAATTAATTGTAATAGATGAGGTGTTGCTATTTCCACAGAACTTTCCGCATTAAAGGTTAGTTCCGCACCACTTCTTGTCTGTTGTTGATAAGAGTTCTCATATAATGATCCAGTAATCTTAGTAGAGGTAGATTTAATTCTATACTCTGAACTATGAACTTCATAGGCAGCACCCACTACATTCATATCAACATCAGATCCAAATCTGAGAGTATGCTTCTGTGTACTCTTAGTATCCTTATCATATCCTTCAGCACTTAAGAAGAATCCACCACCAACTTCTAAGTGACAATTACCAGTCACTTTCAGGTAGTAATCTCCATCAATGGTACGAGCATAATCACCACTCACAAGCTTACAATCATCACCATGTACCTCTTGTGTTAACACACCTGCCCAACTTATATGGTCTGCAACTATTGAACCTGTATCTCCTTTATTATTAGTCTGGGTCTTTCTATAGTCTTCAACTGCTGCGTTGACTTCTGCTTCAGTAGCGTTTGGATTAGATATTCTAAAGGAGTCTCTTGCTTTCTTTTCTGCATAATGAGAGTTATTATATAAGAATGATGTATGAGTAGTACCGTTTGATTTCTTAATTACTTCACCTTGACGACCAGGAGTTCCAAGTTGTACTTCATAAGATCCACTAACATTATTCTTAGCAGTAGTTAGATATGGATCTGCATCGTCAAAGATAGTACTGAATATATCTTTTGTTTTAAGAGTGTTACTTAAACCTAATAATGGATACCAACCCATTGCCTTAGAAGCATTAGGTGTTCTCTTACAAGCATTAACATCGAATGTAGCAATCAGTTCTATCATACCACTGATATTAACTACATCATATGATACAGCATCTTGTAAATGGAATATACCTGTTGATTTCTCCCAAGCATCAATAATCTTAGTTGCTTCTCCTATCCCACTAACAGTAGTATTAATGGATTTGGTTAGATCTCCAATATCTTTAACAATCTTAGCAACATCTTTAACTATATCATTAGTAATAGTATTAACAGATCTTGTTACCATAGTAGGTTTATCAATAACACCTGTAAGATAGGTATCAAGAACATCTGTAACTGTCTTTAATGGTGTAGCAGTATAAGTAGAAATTTGAGCATCCTGAGTACATAAAGTACTTAAGATCTTAGTAATTGCAATCTGTACTGTAGAAAGTACAGCATAAGGTTCACCAGTTGATTGAAGGAGTACGTTAGTAAGTTTTAGATCTTCTGTTAAATTAATCAATGACTGACGCATTGCACTTATGACCTGTGCAAACAAAGATCCTAAGTAATTTTCAATACGTACTGTTAAATCAGACTTAGTAATCAACTTACCACTAACAAGATCAAGATAATCACCACCCTCTGCCTTAATTAAATTAGAGGAAGTGTTAGCAAGATCTTCAATTAAATATGAAAGTTTATATTCTAAAGTCTTCCAAGGACCACCAACACCATTAGCAGCAGGTATTGGTTTTGCTGGATCTAAAGGTTTAATTGGATTTGCAGAACTACCTACTAATCCTTTATGTGATCCAATATTCTTAGGTGATCCACTACCACCTAATTGTGTAGTACTCTGACCTGGGAAAGCAACAATATTACTTTCTCCTTGCCTTAATGGTTGTATTGGTGATATTGTATTCTTCTCTGCGGGATGTATAGCAGAAGTATTAGGTGCTACACCCGCTTCTATTTTTTGATCAGTGAATGAAAAATCTCTTTCAGTTCTTGATTCTGATGATTTCTTTACACGCATAACACCAATAACTACTGGCATCTGTGCGACTTCTCCATCCATAAAGAAACCCATAACGATAGCACCAGGTTGTAATTGTCCTGATGATTCTCCTTGTCCATCGTTACCTGCTTGAGATGTATGTTGTAATACTGTAGCCCAAGGTAAATTCTCTGATGGAAGGTCTGCTACAGTTCCACCTCTAAAATTAGTATAATATCCAACTACTCGAACCTTAACCCTACCTAGTTCCATAGGGTCTTCATTATCTTCGACCTCACCAACCCACCAGAAAAAACCATCTTTTCCGATAAAATTAATTTGATCTGTTTCTTCTAAGAACAGATTATCTAATGACATAACTCTGCAGGTTTTTAGTTATTTATCCCTGCATAGGACTTCCTGTTCTCCATCTGGATTGTACGGAGTAACCTTGCCAATCAAGGATCTCGTTTTGATATTGCTGTCGTTTATGAAGGAGAACAATTCTCTTTGCCTCCGTCATAGCATTTGAATAAAAAATTACAGGTTGTTCGTCATTATGGGTGTGTCCATTTAAGGATGAATCTCCACTCATGATCGTAAATGCCTTGTGTAGATAGAATCAGACCGAACTAATAGTTCAGTAAAATATTCCATTTTTCTTGGATGAACGGTAGACGGACTTTCTGCTATGGCTTGTTTAATAGCGATCATTTCCACCCATTCTTCGTCCGTTAGAGTTTTTGCCCCTTCGGGATTACGTTTGTAAGTCAATGGTCGTGTCTTAATTTGTGATACCTAACAATTTAGCATGAAATGTGTTGAAATACAAGTATTCCTTGCTACATTTAAGGATGAATTAAGATTTCCTCAAAGGTTTTTAATATATGACTCCATTTCTAGGATACGGAATCTCTATCATAACAGGTGCATCAAACACCTTCTCAAGTGTTTCTGACATCCTATTAAATCCGTTACCAACGTGAATTTGACCTGCAAATACAGATACAGTAGCAGCACCCCAGAAGATATAATACCATCTGGATTTTACTTGTGCTCTTAATTTTCTTCTGTCGTTATTCATAATCTAATAAATCGAAACAAGTTAGGACTACCCCAAACAACGTTGTTGTTAGAATCAAATCCTTGATCCTTGCTGTGAAGTTTATCTCCGAAAAGATGTATTTCGGAGACAATGCGACTTCCTCGCTCACCTAGACACAAATCACTATTAAGTGATCCATGCCAAACATTATCTTGGAACGTAAACATCATATCACATTCACCATGCCTTGTCAAGTCAAGATGATAGTTCTCCATGATCGCAGTCGTGGAGGACGTTTGAATAAATTTATGTTTCTTATGCCTATACGGATTTGTCTTTCCGTCTACTCTATAAAAATTTTTAGAAGTATACCAATCACCGTCTTTCTCCCAGATGATTTCGCACTGGGAGAAACAGTGAGGGTTCGATTGAGCTTGTTGTCTGTTAGTCCAATGTCCTAACAAATAACTATCAATCGTCATAAATTAAACATTCTGGTTCATCAGGATGCATCTCACAAAATAGTTCAATAGCATTTGGATCGTGATGATCTCCTGCATCTATCTCATCATGATGATGATCTACATAAACTTCTAGTTCATGAAGCTCTTCTTTATAATGACGACGAGCAGCTGGATTTGTTTGAGGATCCTCAATGATCGCTATGTCTGCTGCGATATGGTCTTCAATGGTTTTCATAATTACTACCTCAATAGTACAGTATTATTTATCTAAGAATAGAGTCTTTACGCAACTTCAACTCAGTTACAAGACGTGTTTCTGTCAGGGAATGAATAACTTCCGTTATAATATACCTGCCACTATATCGCCTATCTAATTCGCCTCCATCCCCTGCACCCTTTACGTTTGCAGGTACTTGTAATTCTAATCCATAACCAACATATAGGTCCAAATTTCCTGGAACTCTTAATGTTAGCTGTAGTTGATTAAGTGATTGTTCTCTCATATGCTTATATGCTTGCAACTCTGCAAGTTGTTCATATGATGCCATAGTATTAAAACTATTCTTTGGATCAAAGTTTTGATTAGGTAGAGAACAATATCTAATTCTTTTTGGTGTCTGTAATGCTATTTGAGTCTCTCTATCCATCTGTGTAATAGGATTAACAGATTTCTTCTCATTCAAATGAGACATCTTCTTCCACATTTGATTGACACTATATTGAATTGCTGGATCTTTTGTATCCTTACTGAATCCAAGTTTACTTGATGTGATACTTACTGGATCAAATCCAACACTATAACCCGCATATGTACCATGTCTCAATCCTTCTATAACTTGTCCCTCTTCTGGATAACCAATACCAATAGTACTGAATTGATCTAATTCCTCTTGACCAACACTCTTTAACGTATGAGTGTATCGATATAGTTTTGCTTTACCACTAACATCATCCGTAGCCTTTACATTATGCTGCTGTTGAATATCTTCAATCATCTTATCCCATGACTTAGCATGAAATCCTAATGCATTCTCAAAGAATTGGAATCCATTCTGAAGAGTACCACCTTTAGGTGCTTTTCTAATACTACGATCAAGTATCCACCTAATAAGAGTAGCAGGTCTCCAATGACTTGCTATAAATGAATGTTTTGTAAGGGTTTGTTCAGCAAATACTCTTTTCTTAGTAGATACAAACCTCTTATCTCTAAGAACAGTCTTAATAATCTCAGAAGTTTCTGTCTTATTATTGAATATTACATCAGAACTACCAAAGATATCAATAGATTCATTCTTAATATGCTCTACACTAAAGCATTTAATTTTAAACAGTTGGTTGCTTTGACTTGCATTTACTCTATCAAATATACCAAATGATCTAAACCAATAAGTCCTATCAATAATAGAAGTTTCAATATCCAACTTAAAGAGTTCAGTACCAGTCATAGTACCAATCAAACCAGCAGCATCTTCAAATATAAACTCTGCTTCAATAGTTGGTCTATTAATCTCATTATAGATCAACCATCCTCTACAAAACTGAACTAAGTTAAAAGCACGTTCTGGACCTTCTAATCGTTTACCATTTCTATACATTGATAATCGATAGGTTGCTTCACCTGGACTAGATGCTAATAACGATCCTTCTTTTAATTTTGCCATTAACCAGTACCTGCCCTACTCGCTGCATAAGATAAATTATTGCCCACACCCGCAGTTTTGGATTCAGCAACTGCCTTAGTAACAAAAGACTGTGCTGCTGCTACTTCAGAACGTACTGAAGCATTATTAGCTTCGATTGATGCCATAGTAGCTTGGACTGAGCTATTTATTTTCTCAGACAAACGGAAGGATAAGAACTCTTTCTCTCTAAGAATCTTCTGCTGCATCCTCATGGTAGATTTATCATCCTTATCTCTACCACTTGTTGAACCTTTGTTGGTCATAGAATTGACATTACTACCAGCACTTGTGTTACTAGCAGTATCATTTCTTCCAGATTTTACTGGACTATAAGCAGACTTAGCATTACTAACATTACTTCCCTGTTGACCCTGTGGCATCTGAGAAGGGAACATTGTACTACCAGATTTAAACCCACCAAATAAACCAGGTGGTTTATGAACCTGCTTCTTCTTATCAGTCATATTGGGTGATTGACCGTCAAGACCTTCTGAAGAAATTTTTGCATTAGCTTCCTTATTACCATCAGTTCTGCCGAACATATTCTTAAAGCTAACTTGATATGCAGTTCTATCTTTACCACCCTTAGAACTCTTAGTAAAGTTAGTAGCATTCGTCAAGACGTTAATTGCTGCATCATCATATCCTTGATTGGATAAAGCAGTTTGTAAATATCCGTCCTTCTGTGCATTTAATATTGCCTTCCATGATAGTGCTGAATCTGCACTAGACATGTCTTTCTTGAATATATTAGTACTATCAATTAAATCCATCCAAGTACTTGCATTACCAAACTTACCACTAGAATTACCAAACTGATCCATCAAACTTGCTTTATTCATCCAAGATCTTGCATGTAAAGACTGCTCTAACAAACTTCCACCCTTAGTATCATTATGAATCTGTTGAGCAATCATCTGCATATTGCCAGGTGCTTGGATAGAAGAATTTTTACCGCCTCCTTGCTTTTCTTCTTTACCAGCAATACCTATATGAACATGTCCAGGATAACCATAATTATTTGGTCCTTGCTTACGTTCTTGATTGACCGCCCAAGCACCCCATTTATCGTGAACGATTTCAGTAATCTTATATGCTCCTACCTGACTGTGTAAAGTATCAGCAAGTGAATGTAACCTTTGACCTTTTTGTCCTGGTCTATAATCAGCAATATTTAATCCAAGACCTAAAGTATGTAATCCACCAGCATTTACAGGAGAATCACCTCTAGGGTTGAATCCTTCAGTATTAGCTTTCATCTTATTCCACTTATTAGCATGGAAGAATGGGTTATCCTCAACAGTAAACCCTTGGCTAAGCATTTGCTTACCAACTCTCTTCGATGCTTCAATACCACCACCTTTAGCAGTAATACCGAGTGTTTCGGGATTAATAGGTGCACCACCAGCAGAATGTACTAATCCAGAAACACCTCCTTGCATAGCACTTTGGAGATTATCCATCATGCCTTGCATTCCACCACCACCTGTAAGGTTGTTGTAGATCCCCATAGCATTTTGCATGAGGCTTCCAGCCTTACCACCAATTAACTGGGCAATATTATTACCGTAACTACCAAAGACTTGACCTAGTTTTTGACCAAATGTTCCTTCACCTCTAAGGATATCACCAATACCTAAACCAGTGCTAAGCCACCCTTGGGCTTTGCTTCCTGGTTTCATAAAGTTGGAAGCAACACCACCAATACCTTTTATTATATCCCAACCAGTAGCCTTACCATCTTTACCGCTACCACCACCACTAAAGAGATTGAATATACCACCAATAGAATTACCAAGTCCTTCATTACCAAATGCTGCACCTATCTGTCCAGCACCACCACCTTTAAACCAATCTCCTAATCTACCTTGCCAACCTTCAGATCCTTTAGTGAATTTTTGACCAAAGTTAGTAAACCAATTACCAGTTTGCTTTGGTGTATTGACCATATCACCAACATTACTGCTGATAGTACCTAATAATCCACCACTACTACCTTTATTCTTCTTACCACCACCAAATAAATTACCCCAACTAAATCCTCCACCTGATTTACCACCACCAGATTTACCACCGCCACCCCATCCTTTACCACTTAACCAACTTCCTAGTCCAAAATGCTTACTTTGGCTATTCAATCTTGGCATTCTAATGTCAAATCCATTAGAAGAAGCAACACGCATGTTTGCTTCCATCAATCCAGGATTTCTGCGAGTAGCAGCATTATCAACAGGTATTACAAAGTTTTCACCAGTATTTTTTCTTGCAACATATTCCAATCCATGACCAACAAAGTCAGGAGAAGCACCACTTTGTGATCCTAAAGAAACAGGATATCCACTATTAGGACCATTAATCCATCCACCTGTTGCTCTCTGAGGAAGAAGTTTTAAAACATTTCCACCATATTCATATGAAGATCCATCATCTCTAGTACCTGTTCTGCCAAATGGATCAGGATCATCTGCTACATCAGAAGCATAATCCATGCCTTTTTTAGCAACATAGGCAGTACCTGCCACCATTGTAGTAACTTGGAGTGCTTTACCCCATTTACCACCCATCCAACGCATTCCTCTGCGTTTTGCTAAACCTGTTTTAAATCTAGTTAATGAATTATAAAAGGTAGATAAGATCCATTTAAAATCCTTTAAAGTCCTACCAACTCTAAGTGGATTTAACCATCTCAATCCTAAGAATATTGCTCCCAACCCAACGAAGGTTTTCATAAACCCACCTATTCGTTGAGCCCACGTGGCATCTTCTCTTAAGAGATTATATAACCCGTCTACAGCTCCCGTAAGATTCTTTGTCAGGAATTTTGCTACCCACGTAAATATCTTATCAAGCGTCCTAAGTGTATTTGCAACTGCTTCTTGATTCTTAGGATCAGAAAGCCATTTTAATATTGGTCTCAGTACCAACAACTTAAAGAGACCAGAAAGCATCTTCAATAAACCTTCCCAGAATTTAGGAGCAGTCCTACCTATAAAATTCTTAGCGAATTTAGCTGATTCTACCTTCTGTGGTTTAGTATATCTTGGAGTGAACTTTATCCTATTCTTAGCATCCGCAAGACGTTTAAGTTCAATCTTTTTAATATCAGAAACGATTCCAGCAATACTATTAACAGTAGTACCTAAACGATTGAGTGCACCTACCTGTGCTACTTGTAATTGAGTTGACTTATTATTTCCACCAGCAGCTGCGACACCTGTAACAGATACCATCTTATAGAGATTTAATTTTCTGTTCTTCTTTATTGCCATTTATTTACCACACCTCTGACAGGGTTGCCTAACTGGTACTCTCACAACATTATTTATTGGGACAGGCTTAGCTATTGGTACTAACTTATTAGCAATCATAGGTACTGGAATAAACTCCATCTTAGTCTGTAAAGCATACTGCTGAGACATTTCTGATTGTGAACCAGTTCTAGTACTATCCATCGATTTTATTTGTGATGGGAATTGACCTAATAATCTTGGATCAACACCCAATTCTGGAGCAAGTTCTTGTAGACCTTGCATCATTGCCATAGGTCCACCTCCAGACACCATGCCTGTGATTGCCTTAAATATGCCACCAAATCCCATCTCATTGGCAATACTACCAAATAATCCCATAGGACTAAATGTCCCTCCAGGCATACCACCATCACCCAATCCAAATAATGAAGACAATCCTGGTATATTTCCTATACCTGGTATTGCTGAAACAATATTACCTAATCCTGGAACCTTGTTCATCACATCACCAATATTACCCAAGAACTTGGTTAATCCAGATGGTAACTTACCTTGTAATAATCCTAATCCTGAAGATAATGCTCCTGAGACTCCTCCATCAAGGAATCCCATAGCAACTTTACCAAATCCTGTAGCTTGGAATTTATCAATACTTGATGCTAATGCACCACTACCAAAATGAGTAGAGAAACCATGTGCAGCACCAATACCAGAACTTATAGCACCTAATATATCACCTTGAGATAACGAGTATATACCTTTTGCAGCATGTATAAACGGTGCAGCAGCAGGGAATACTATTGGTGCAACTGTCATTAATATGCTACCAAGCGGTGATTGCATCACACCACTTACTAGACTAGAAACTCCGTTTACAACACCACTAACTGCCTTAGATATACCCCCAACAACACCAGATACTGCCTTGGATATACCTTTAAAAATCTTACCAAAGAAGAATTGTTTATCAGGACTTTGTAGTCTTGCTGGTATCCTTCCACCAAATTCTTTCTTTCTGTTGGTCTTAATTGGACTTTTAGCTCCCCAACTAAATGGATTCCACCAAGTAGTCTTCTTCTTATTCGCTTCTTTATCGAGATGCTTTCCATAAGTATCAGCACCATAACCAGGTGCTAATGGTCCTATACCAGATGTACTTTTAGGAGTAATCTTCTTATTTTCAAATACGTCTAAGAAGTCCCACCACTGATTCTGATATTCTGGTTTTGAAGCATGATCTTCTCTTATATTAACGTTACCATGCCTATTCTTCTGTCTGTCAGCAGTAGAGGAAGGAGTGTATCCTATATTATAAGGTGATGATTGATCCATAAGATCAATTTTCGCCTCTTCACTCATTCCATATTTTTCTATTAACTCATCGCCATATAATATACCAGGATTTTCTATTGCTAATTGTTTTCTATCATTATATTTCTTAAGTGCCTTACTATACGCTCTACCACCAGAACCTGTACTAGGAAAATCACTTCTCTTAGGTTTTGTATGTGTTTTACCTCCTACTGTAAACTGATTCTTACCAACAGTAGTTTTTGATTTACCTTTTCCAAGAGTCTCTTTAAAATCAATATTAAGTTTCTTAATTACTGCCTCAGCCCCAGACCTGAGACCTTGGATCATTTCACCAACTACAAATCTTCCTTCTATCTTGGCAAGTTCTATCGATCCTTGAGAAGCACCAACAACAGAACTACCTTTTTGACCTTTCTGTTCACCCTCAATTTGACTACCAAGTGCATCACCACCTGTTAAATTACCTTCTTGAGTAGTAGGTTGGGATGCTTGCCAAGAATCTTTAAAGAAAGCTTTGTGTAGTAACGGGAACGTGTTCCCCGTTAAATTGAGCATCCAGGCAATATTGGGTATTTCCTTACCCATCATTAATGATAAAGGACCCAACATGCCCTTCATCATTAACTTCATGGCTCCCCAAATCTTACCAGAACCCCAAACCTTAGCTAACCACCCAGGCGGTTTTTCAGGGAAATCTGGTATTTTGAACTTAGGAATACCCGTGTAGAACTTAGTCCACCCAGTTCTTATCCATACAAGGACGTTTTTAAGCTGGTTAAAGACACCTTTTAGGTCAGTTAATAATTTCTGCCCAGCTTCACCCCAGCCTCCACCTTTAAATCCAATCCACAACAATTCACCAAAATATTCACCTAAACTCATTCCCAATAATGTGCCAAGACCAGGAAGAGGTATAAATGAACCTAATGCACCACCAACAGCAGTACCAGCAGTTTTAAATAGTACTTTATCCCAAGGATCACCCTGTAACAAAGAAAATATCGCAGTTAGAATACTACCAAAAACAGGTATCCTACCAAACGTGTTCTGGAATGCTTTTCCAAGTAATTTTACATTATTTTTACCTAAAAACTTAAGTGCACCACGACCAAAGGATCGTTGTACACCCTTGCCCATGACGCTTCCTGTAGGAGCAGTTCTTGGAGATAATCCACTCGTTTTTGGGGGTGGTTTAAATGCAGAAGGGTTTTTATTTGCTGCTCTCCGTACTTTGGCTAGTGCTTCTGCTCTGGTTGCACCATCCTTAATTGCTTGTCGATATAACCTATCACCATTCTTACCATACTTCTTTAAAAGAGGATTATTATTAGACCTTACTTTATTTTTTAGATTGGTTTTTTGATTTTTTCTATTATTTGCTTTAGTATCATTACGTCTCTGTAGAGGATCTTTTTTATCCCAAACAAAGTCCAACATGGACAATATTGATCCCATTAATCCAAATGGGTTTAAAAGTGCCCCTAAGCCTATTATCCCTAAGACAAATTTACCTAGTCCAGTTATTCTACTAGCAAATGATCCATTTGGATCTGTTAATTGGGCAAATCCATCCATTATGCCCTTTCCTATTACAAACCCAAATGCCTTTTTAAGTGCCTTCCAGATTACAGTAATTTTGTATATAAAAAGTTCTAATTGTGGTTGACTGCTCGGATCTGCCACCCATTTCATAATGGCAAGAGTGGACATCCATGTCCCTAGCTTGACCATCCATCCAAATACTGCCATTAAAGGACCATCCAGTCCCAATGACTTAATTAGTCCATCAATACCCTTCTTCGTATCGGAATCTGGCCCTTTCTTGGCCATTTTATTAGTAATATCACCTTTCTGGAAAAGATTTTGATTCTCTACCTCTTCCTCTCTCTTTCTATCCGCTTCTCTCTTTGCTCTTTTACGTTCAGCGATTGCTTGCAGTTTATCATTCTTCAAACCTGCAGAGTATATCGCTTGTAAGTCTCCTACTGTTGCACCAAGTGCAGTAACAGTAATTCCAAGACGATTTGTGGCTAATAAAGATGCCCTTCCAGCATTTTGCGACATTGGTGCTTCGCTGTCCTTGCCAGGTGGGTTAATAAACTTGTATGCACTTAATTTAGCCACTCGTCTTAGTTTCTTGCTCCTTCATTCTACGTTCTTCTTCTTTTAAGAATTCCATCAACAAATTGAGATAGAGTTCTTTTTCCCAAGGCATGAGATTGTCAATATACTCAATATTCCACTTATGATGGTGGATTAGAGCGAAATTGGTTTCATAATAAGTACGGAGATTAGTGTGAAGAAGGGCTAACCGAAAAAAGCCGCTAATCCTTCTAATTTCACCTCACCAGTTTTCCCAGTTTTAGGATTTTTCACATTTAACGTATGTGCCAATTTGGGCATAGTTTCAAAGAAATCTTGAATTGCCTTAAATTGAGCAGATGTTAATTGATCCAAAAATTCAAGCATTTCAGGTTCTGGAAGGGATGTACAATCATGTACTTCTTCTTCAGTAGCAATTTGCTCAATACAACCTGCTGCCATTTTGAAAACTTGATCAACTCCTGGTTGTTCACCAGCAAAGTTCATTTCAACGAAATTTTCAAGACTTGGATACTTCATAGTAACCATTATTCCTTCATCAAGCTTAAGTTCCTTTTTATGACCTTTGGTCTTTTGAACCTTAATGTCTTCTAAAGGAATATTCACTTCAACTTCTGTTTCCTCATCATCGGGACAAACCACAGAAACATCAACGCTTTCACCAACGGACTTAGTTCTCACTTGAAGGAAAACATACTCAATATCAAATGTTGCCAATTCTTCAACATCTTTAATATCAGTACATCCTCTGATAATATCTTTAATAGCGTTAATCATGGTAGAAGAATCGCCAGTTTCAGTTGCAATAAGAAGACTTTTTTCCTCTTTTACAAGAAATGGACGAAAATTCACAGTTCTGCCGTCAGACGGCAATTTCATTTTATAACGAGGGGCGTTTAATTTAGGTAATGCCATAGTGTTCAATTCAGTGTAGTTATTTAGTCAAAAACCCAAAGGGGCAAAAAATAGGAAGCGAATTTTTTACGCTTCCTGGGGAATCAAAATCGAAATAATATACAAGTTACCAGCGATCATCTTGGGTGACCTTGTGGAACTCAGAGTAACTACCTCGATCAGTGATACCATAGTTTGATCCAAGTGTTTTTAATCCAGGGTTAGGTGCAATAGCATCAAAGTTTGAACCATGAGAGTATAAAGGTAGCGTATAAAATCTATACCTCTCAAAGTTAAACCCAACAGTCATAGTTGAGACCCTTGCCTCCATATTATTTAATTGAGTAGATCCAATGTTAACTGGGAAAACATTAGAAAGTTCCCACATTGCAACAACTCCAGGTAATCTATAGTTTTGATATTGTTGCTGATGTGATTGAGAAAGAGGTTTTAAGTATGAATCTGTATCAAAGTTATTGAACAATGTAATCTTAGGTCTCAAATAATATAGACCACTGTTATACATGTGATACATTGCTGCAGCACCAAGACCTCTTTCTAACTTAAAGATTCTAAGTCTTGGTGATACATAATCCTCATAAAATTCTGTGTACTGATGAGCATCACTGTTCATCATAGTAACCCATCTCTCAAATATAGCTCTTGTTCTATGAGAGGAAGGTATTTTAAATGATATATTAATCTGACTAAAAGCACTACCAGTGGTATATTTGTATGCAGAACCAACGTTAGCAATTTGTCCAGTAGTTACTTGCTTACTAGGAAGGTTTACACTATCAGCATAGTAGTCTAGGAGCATCCTATCATCACCAACTTCAAGGTTATCTGTCAACATCCTTGGAGTAGAAAACTCAAGAGAATATAAGTTAGTTAATGAAAAATCATTCATAGGTTTTCTAGTTTGTGCTAGAAACTCCTGAAATGATTGAACCTTTGCAGTATCAGAACCTGGTATAGAGTTAACACCATCATACTCTGGTGGGAGTTGTCCAACTGGCCAACCACCAACTACAGGTAGAGTCCCAGCCCAGTTTGCAAAAAATTTACTTATAAAACCAAACATTATACCTTAAGCTCCTTCTCTGTGATTATCATAAACTCCATACCATAATCCCTACAGAATTCCTCTGCAGCCTTCCACTTCGCTTGGTTGACACCCCAAGTAAATACTTCTCGTAAATAACCTTTAGTCACTTTCTTCTGTTTCGTTGGTTCTTTAGTTTGCCTAGAGGGTTTCACCTCAACAATATATTTCTTGTTATTCGCTTTGACATAGAAGTCTGGATAATACTTATGTCTTTTATTATCTAGTGGTGAAACATATGGTATAAAGATCTCTTCACTACCCCATTCAGTAATAGAAGGCGTGGCATCACACCACTTCATGAATTTATATTCCCACCCAGAACGGTAAAATATTTTAGATAAATCACCTTTATATTTGTTTCTATTCCGAGGGATGTATTTTCCCTGCTTATAACGCATAAATACATAGAGATCACACTGTTATTTAGGTAGTTATTGAAGTAGATGACAATATATAAGTACCCACTTAAGTTCCCAATGGAGGAACAGTACCGTAACAGACAGCTTGGTCTGGCTGAAGGTGCTACAAAACATGTTGACTACTTAATGCTTCGTAGAGAAAGATTTAAGTATGATGGTCAAAATGTACCTAACTTCTACAATAGAGAAGTTCCAGGAAACCAAGCAACTGTTAAACAACATCCTGATAGATGTTACATAGCAATACCTGCTGGTATTTCTACATCATATGGTCCTGCATATAGAAGACAAGACGTTGGTGTGTCTGGTGTTGCAGCTATGAACATGATGCAATCTGGTAATGATTTTACACAGATGGCAAAAGATTTACAAGACGCAGCATTCGCAGCACTACCTGAGTTCTCTACCAATGCTGTACTTAGTTTGATTAATGGTTTCAACCAGTTCGTTGGCTTACAAGGATCAATGGACATCAATGCTATACAAGCACTACAGAAAGGTCAGGTCTTTAACCCATACAGTGAGCAGATCTTCCAAGGTATGAGTTTTAGAACTCACAACTTTGCTTTCAAATTTATGGCTCGAAGTAGGAATGAGTCGAGACACATACAAAATATTATTGACTACATTAAGATAGGAACGTTACCTAAAGTAAGAGGTGGTGAGTTTGATAAACGATTCATCAACGCAGGTGATAAGTATAAAGTTCCTGGTGGTGAGGTAAAGAGAGCAGGTAAAGGAAAGAAAGAAGGATCTAGTCAAGATATCTGGGGTAAAGAATACTTCAAGCACTTTAATAAGGCAGACTATGCAAAGAGTAATAGGTTCTTTGACATACCAGATAGATTCCAACTAAGGTTTGTACGTTTCGGTGCAAACGATGATGGTACAATGGGATCAATGACAGAGACTACTAGAAGGGATCTAATGTTTAAGATGTATCCTTCTGTATGTACAGGTATTAATGTAAACTATACACCAGACAATCAATACGTATCATTCAAACAACCTGATCCAAATGGAGTATCAGTTCCAGCTATCGTTATGACACTTAGTTTCACAGAGACTAGACTCTTGACAGAAAACGATGCAGCAGTGGGGTATTAATGAAATATTTCGACTTACTTCCAAACGTATATGTTGGTGAAGGTATCACCGATGATGAAGCATACAAATATCGTCTAGCAAAAAACATATTCAGAAGAACACAGGTCAGAGCAGATCTATCACAGTATATTACTTTGATGGAAGCATTCATCATACCTAATGGTGAAAGACCAGAGAGACTTGCTCAAGCTGTATTAGGTAACGCATACTTAGACTGGATAATTCTATTGGTTAATAATATTACTGATGTATATTCACAATGGCCTAAGACTGAAGAAGTTCTAAGAGAACATGTTAATAATGTATACGCAGACCCAGATGCAATTCATCATTACGAAACTGTAGAAGCACAATATAATGGAGAAGTATTCCTTAAGAAAGGATTGGAAGTTAATAGAGAATGGAGAACAGTTTTACCTGATGGATCAACACTAGGAGAAACAGCCTCAGTGTATCCTGTATCTAACTATGAACATGAAGTGTATCTTAATGAACAAAAAGCAATCATAAAAATACCAACTACTCCTGTAGTTGAGTTCATCATGTCAGAATTTGAAGAGATAGTAGCGTATGAACCTCATGCAGAACTAGATGAGTTCGGTGATAAGAAGACAGAGATAGGTGCTGCTGCTCGTTTCCTTGACAATACTGGGTATGTTACTGGTAGTGTTAACATAGACAGTAATGTTGGTAATGTTACATCATACGATAACGGTCCTGGATCTGCTACGACAACAGTTTAAATTTTGACTTAGCATAGTCAAGTAGCATAGGTTTTTTAAATATTTTTTGCACGGTCTTCTTAGGTATGTGTCCCATACCAAAGAGGGTATAGATCCATAGTTCTACACCAGTAGATCCATAATAATATAAGAAGTCATCTCTAAAGATACCTCTGTGTCCAGCAAGTTCTATTATATTTCTTGTGAAATCTGTAAGATGTTCCTTCTGATAGATCATCCTCCAGAATTTTGAGTCTCTTCTCTCTCCAGAGTAGTGTAGGTTAATGAAATCTTTAAAATTATCTACCATCATACCTATTTCACTACAGAATTTCTTAACATTTGCTCTGGAATAGGTGTCTTCAAAGGTATTTCTTAGATACTTCCTGTGGAAATTACTGATTTCTATTACAGTAGTATGAATATTAGTAGCCTGTAATGGTTCTAGGAATGATCCTGCTAAACCTACAGCAAGACAATTCTTACTCCATATATTATCAACCCTACCCGACTCAAACTTAATTGCTGCTCCAGGAGTTATGATTCTTCCTAAGTGTTTTTGTACCTCATCTATGGCTTGGTCTTCATTAATATACTCATCACAATATACATAACCCGAACCCATCTTCTTGGCCGTTGGTATCTGCCACAACCATCCAGAAGATAGTGCAGTACAAGTGGTACTATCTCCACCATCATTATCTTCTATAAAAGGTACAG